CGTGACAGTAAGTCACGCGATAAATCTGCTCGTACGGTATACGTACCACCGAGCAACTTGCCCGATCCGACACCTGATCCAGATTACACGTTTCGCTGGGTAGCGACTCATGTGCTAGGTCAGCCACTAGCCAACAACGTGTCCTTACAGATGCGCGATGGTTATGAGCCGGTGAAAGCAGTGGATCATCCAGAATTGGCCTTGTTTGGTAACAACGCAAACGGCAATGTGGAAATTGGTGGGCTGATGCTTTGCAAAGCTCCCAAGGAACGCATTGAAGCTCGTGCTGAGTACTACAACAAACAATCCCAAAATCAGATGGATTCAGTTGACAATCATTTCATGCGAAATAATGACCCTCGGATGCCCTTGTTTGCTGACCGCAAGTCATCAACAAGTCGCGGAACAGGATTTGGTTCTGGTTCTAAATAATTTATAGGAGTCTTTTATGGCTTATCCCACGGTAGACGCCCCCTACGGGCTAAAACCTGTAAACCTGATTGGTGGACAGGTATTTGCGGGTTCAACCCGTTTGATGCAAATTGCTAGTGGCTACGCTACTAACATTTTCTATGGTGACTTGGTAAAACGTATCTCTGACGGAACTATCGAAAAAGACACGGGCACAACAACTGCCACGCCTGTCGGTATTTTCTTAGGCGTAAGTTTTACCAACGGTTCAACTGGTCAAGTCCAGCAACAACAGTTTTATCCAGCAAGTCAGTCTATCAAGTCTGGCACGCAGATTTTTGCTGTGGTCGCTGATGATCCTGACACATTGTTCCAAGTAGTTTCTTGTTCTGCAACCACAACCGTGGCCGGAATGGGTATTTCTGCTATTGGTAATAACATTGCTTTGATTCAAAACGCTGGTTCAACTACTACTGGTAATTCAGCAGTGGCAATTGATGAAGGCACTCAAGCGACTACCAATACGCTGCCTATCCGCATTATTGATGTGGTTCGGGACACAGCAACAGGCTCTGATACATTTGTTGAGTTTATCGTCAAGATCAACGCGACTATGCACCAGTACAACAACTCAACTGGCGTATAAGGAGCATAAATCATGGCTATTTCACGCGCACAACTACTTAAAGAACTGCTCCCGGGCCTCAACGCCTTGTTTGGTTTGCAGTACGCTACTTACGGCGAAGAGCACAAAGAAATCTACGAAACAGAGAAATCTGAGCGTAGCTTTGAAGAAGAGACAAAACTGTCTGGCTTCTCTGCGGCTCCTGTCAAGAACGAGGGTTCAGCCATTGCTTATGACAATGCGCAAGAAGCGTTCACGGCTCGCTACAACCACGAAACCATCGCCTTGGGTTTCTCAATCACTGAAGAAGCGGTTGAAGATAACTTGTACGACAGCTTGTCTGCTCGCTACACCAAGGGTCTGGCTCGTGCTATGGCTTACACCAAGCAGGTTAAAGCTGCTTCCATCTTAAACAACGGCTTCACAGGCGGTGTTTATGCTGGCGGTGACGGTGTTGCTCTGTTCTCTACAGCGCACCCCCTGATCTCTGGTGGTACCAACAGCAATCGTCCTTCAACCAACTCTGACTTGAATGAAACATCGTTGGAAAACGCTGTGATTCAGATCGCTGCTTGGACTGATGAGCGTGGCTTGTTGATCGCTGCTAAACCCAGAAAATTGGTTGTGCCTCCTGCACTTCAGTTCGTTGCTACTCGTTTGCTCGAAACCAACCTGCGTGTTGGCACTGCCGACAACGACATCAACGCGTTGAAAAACAACGGTTCAATCCCTGAAGGTTACACAATTAACCACTACCTGACAGACACCAATGCTTGGTTCTTGTGCACAGACGTTCCTAACGGCCTGAAGCACTTTGAGCGTATGGCCTTGACTACTGGAATGGACGGTGATTTTGATACTGGAAACGTTCGTTACAAAGCCCGTGAGCGTTACAGCTTCGGCTTCTCTGACCCTCTTGGCGTCTTTGGTTCGCCCGGTTCAACCTAATAATTGGGTCTTACGACTTAATTTTAGAGGCCCTTCGGGGCCTCTTTTCATTTCTAAATATTTGTGGTATATTACCTGTAACTAAGTCACAGGAGTCAATATGGATACCACGAATCTACCCACAACCCGAGAAGAAGCTAAGAAAACCAGCAGTAAGTACTATTTCACTGGACAACCGTGCAAGCACGGGCACGTAGCCCCACGCAAAACCAAAGGGGCTTGCATCGAATGTCTAAAGGTTGAATGGGTCAAGAGCAATGAAACTCGTGCTGACTACTTCCGTGAGTACAACAAACGTGAAGAGGTCAAAGATCGCAAAAACGAGTGGTATCAGGAGAACCGTGAAAGCGTAATAAATAACGCGGCTACTCGGCCAGCACACGTATTACGTGAATACCGAAACGCATGGAAAGCTAATAATAAAACACAAGTGTTAGCCGACAACAAGGTGCGCCGCCGCAAGCACCGAGATGCCACACCCCCGTGGTTAACACGTAAGCAAAAGTCGGAGATACGCCAGCTTTACCAGATCGCCATCACTATGACGCAAACCACTGGGGAACAGTACGTGGTCGATCACATCGTGCCATTGCGCTCGCATGAGGTATGTGGCTTGCATGTGCCGTGGAACCTGCGCGTAATCACCCAAGAAGAAAATTTAAAAAAGTCAAACAAACTTGTTGCACCCGAGTAAACGCCGTGATATAAACACAGGAATCCGGGTCTTCCGGTGCATCAAACTGTCCCGGCAGACAACATACTGATTGATGCGCCTAACTTGTATGTAAGGAAAAATCATGGCACGCACCACGTTTAACGGCCCAGTCGTATCTCAAAACGGCTTTCTTGAAGGCCACCAAGTCACCGCAGCTAATAACGCAATTAACGCAACGGCTACAGCTACTGCGGCGCAAGTTGCAACTGGCTACATCACTTCTACTTCAGCAGCCGCTACAGCCATCACTTTGCCAACGGGCACTCTGTTGGGAGCCGCTTTAAGCGCTACTCAAGGTACTGTGTTAGATTTGTTTGTTGACAACACCGCTGGCGCATCGACTGTAACTATGGTTGTAGCTACAAACGGCATTTTGTCTAGCGCCGCCGCTGACACTCCCGGCTCATTTGGTGATTTGACAATTGCCGCTGGTGCAACAGGCTTGGCTTGTTTCCGCATTATGTTCTCTAGCGCAACAGCGTACGTGTTTACACGCACTGCTTAATTAGGAGCATCAAATCATGATGCAAACAGACGTAAAATCAGGCCACCTTAACAACTCAGGTTTTGTTGTTTTAGGGCGCAATAGGCTCAAAGCTGTGTCTATGGTTGGTACGGCTACGGCTGGAACACTGGACATTTTTGACACGACTACAGCACCTGTCTCAGCGACATACGAGAGGGCGGCCACGCTTATCACTGTTACCAAGACGGCACATGGATTGGTTACTGGGGATGTAATCGGGCTTGCGTTTGCAACAGCAAGTGGAACATCCGGCACAAACGGTAACTACGTAATTACACGCCTAGGCGCAAACACTTTTACAGTAACAGACATTAACTCTGGGACTGTTGTTGCCGGAACAGCGGCTGTGTACGCATCTTTGTGGCTTGCCAGCTACGACACGGGTGCTTCTGACTTGTTTGGTAATTTTGCACTGATTCCCGGAGAGGGTATTCTGGCAAGAAACGGTATCTACTTAAACATGTCCAATCTGCTTTCTGCCAACATTTATTATGGCTAAGAAAAAAGGCCCCGTCCTATCAGTTGGAAGAGGCGAGAAATTGCCAATATCCAAGGGGGCGGGCTTGACTGCCAAAGGCCGTGCTAAGTACAACGCTGCTACGGGCAGTAACCTAAAGGCTCCACAGCCACAAGGCGGTAAGCGCAAGGACTCGTTCTGCGCACGCATGTCAGGTATGCCCGGCCCCATGAAAGACGAGAAGGGTAAGCCCACCCGTAAGGCGGCGGCTCTTGCAAGATGGAAATGTTGATATGAAACAAGAAAATGTTGAAACCTTAAAGAATGTAGCAGACGGTGTAGCCGCTGTTACGGCTATTGGTACGATGATGCAACTACTTCCTGCGGTTGCCGCACTGTTTACGATTGTGTGGACAGGCATGCGCATTACTGAAATGATCGCGGGTAAACCTTTTGCTGAGTTAATTCGCAGGAAAAAAGATGCCGAGTAGCTCTAAAAAACAACACAACTTCATGGCGGCAATTGCGAACAACCCCGCGTTTGCCAAGAAGGTTGGGATACCGCAAAGCGTCGGAAAAGATTTTGACGATGCTGATAAAGGTAAAAAGTTTGGTTCTGGCGGGCGTACCCGTCCAGATGTTCAGAAGGTGAATAAGTCTAAAACCGATCATGGGAAAATGACTTTTTTTAAAGAAGGTGGTGATACTATGGCTAAGATGAATCCCGGATTTATGGCAATGATGGCTAAGAAAAAAGCTGGAGTCAAAGCAGAAATGCCAATGAAGAAAATGTCTAATGGTGGCTCTGCTTCTTCTCGCGCTGACGGTGTTGCTTCAAAAGGCAAAACCAAAGGCACAATGATTGGCATGAACATGGGCGGCAAAGCCTGCTAAGGAGTTAATCATGGCAAAGAAAGAAAAAGTTGAAGGTGCTGACAACCTTTACACCGAAAGCGAGTTGACACCATACTTGGATCGTGGAAACAGAGATATGCCCGGCGGCGGTAAACGTGGGGGCGTTATGAAGTCTAAGAAAATGGCTAATGGCGGCTCCGCTTCCTCACGCGCTGATGGTATTGCCATTAAAGGCAAGACCCGCGGAAAGATGTGTTGATAGTATGATGGCCAGTCGCGGTATGGGGGACATCTCCCCTTCTAAAATGCCCAAGGGCAAGAAGAAAGCCCGGCGGGACGATACTGACTTCACCCAGTATAAAGAGGGCGGGAAAGTCAAGGACAAATACATGAAGTTTTCTGAAACCGGAAAGCCGATTGGTATGGCGCCTGTGACAAAAGCCAAAGAGGGCGGCAAAGTAAAGTCCAAAGTAAACGAGGCGGGTAACTACACCAAGCCTGAGTTACGTAAACGGATTTTTAATGCTGTAAAGGCAGAAGCTACAGCAGGCACTGGCGCAGGGCAATGGAGCGCAAGAAAAGCGCAGGTTATGGCTAAACGATATAAAGCCGCAGGTGGTGGTTACCGTGATTAAAAAACCGCAACAGTCCCTTAAAGACTGGGGCAAACAAGATTGGACAACCAAAAGTGGTAAAAAATCTTCTGACACTGGTGAAAGATACCTTCCAAGCGCTGCGATCAAAAGTCTCAGCTCTGCTGAGTATGCTGCAACAACGCTGGCGAAACGTAAGGGCAAAAAGGCCGGAAAACAATTCGTAGCCCAACCAAAAACAATTGCAAAGAAAACGGCAGGATTTAGATGACTACTTCAGGAACCGCAGCGTTTAACCTTGACCTCACGGAGTTGGTTGAGGAAGCGTTTGAACGCGCTGGTTCGGAGCTGCGTACGGGCTACGATTTACGTACAGCTCGTCGTTCATTAAACTTGATGTTTGCTGATTGGGCAAACCGCGGTGTCAACATGTGGACGTTTGAGCAGGGGACAATTAACCTGACTCCGGGCCTAAACACCTACGCACTACCCGTAGATACAGTGGATCTACTTGAGCATG